AGGCCGATGATCGAGGACGACGGCAGCGAGATAGTACGCGTGCCGGTGTCGACGTTGGTAACGGTAACGCCGTGAAAGAAACCACTCATGGATAAGCTCCAGACATGAAAAAGCCCCGCATGAGCGAGGCTGTGGGAGGAACAGGCGCCGTAGCGCGGGAAAGAAAACGCCCCGTCAGTGCGGGGCGCTTATGGGGTCAAGCTGGACAACCACTCAGGCACCGGCGGGCGGTGTTCGCTGAGCGGGAATTCGCCGGACTCTGGCCAGCCACGCAGCGCCCGGCGGTAGGCTTGGAGTTGGCTGTACTGCTCGGCTGTAAGAGTGGTAGCTGCGCTATCTTCCAGTTCGTCGCGGTGCCGAGTTACAACGCCATCCGTTTCAGTCAACTGCTGATCACGCCAGGCCCGTTCAACGGCGGCAAGCTCCTCAGCGCTCGGTGGCGGTGGGTCGGTAAGCACCGGGAAGCCGTCCTTGCCCCAATCAATGACCTTGCCTGCGGCCTGACCTGCCATTAACTCGGCGTGCCTTTCAGCGGTTATTTCGATGACATCCTTCGGCATAGAAATGTGAACAGTGGGATCGTAGAAGCTGCGAGTGGATTTCGAACTGAACATAGACCCTCCTCAATTTCCTAGGGCGATGAAAAAACCACCAAGATCGGCATTCGGCACCCCTGTAGTACTAAGCATCGCCGTGGCTTTAATTCCGTTTGTGCCCTTGCTTACCAGGGAAAACACTGTCGACCCTCCGTTGCCGAGTATTGCAGCGCTGTGGCACGCATTCGGGAACGCAATGTAAAAGACAGCATTCCAGTTACCCGTTGCTCCTCCGGCCGACACAGCACTTCCCCATTGCAGAATTAGGCCCCCCGGCAGTCTCTGATAACCAGCTGGTGCTAACGATGCTGCAAAGCTGGCGGCGTGCTTAAGCATCGCTACACCCGAGGCGATCCATTGCGTGCCGTTGCTCACCAGCGATACAGACTCGCCATCGTTCACGGTGATGCTTGATGCGGGCGCAAGCGCACTGTTCAGAAAAATAGTGTCAGTACCCTGGCGCAGAATCGAACACGACAAAGACGATGCACCAATGCCGATTACAGATCCGACCGGCACACTGTCTAGCAGTGGCAGGGTCAAACTGTTGCAGGCACCGAACACATTGATATGAGCATTGACTTGCGACGGCTGGATCACCTGCCCAGCTGAGCCGTAGCTGAAAGCCCGACCGAATCCACCGATTGCTCGCTGCACAAACTCCGTCGTGGCCAAAGCCTTACTGGTGTCGAACTGTGCAGCAGTAGGAGCAGTCGGAATTCCGGTCAACGCCGGCGAATTGATCGGTGCCAGGCTCTGGGTCACGCTCTTGAACGCCAGCGACGTGGTGCCGAGAACAATCGGCCCATCCGTAGCCAGCAGCCACAGGGTATCGGCACTGACGGCGCCTTGCTCGACAGCGACCAACAGGCCTGGAGTAACCTTTGCGCTGGTGTCTGCATCGGCGGCCCGCTTCCAGATTTCTGCCGTGAGGTAGATCCCGTTGTCCTTGGCCTGAGCCTGGTCCTTCACCAGCACCCGTGAACCCAAAGGCACCGGAACCCCGTCAATCGTCGGGGTCCCCGCCAGCTGAATCGGCCCCGTGGTCGCCACCAATACAGACGCCTTTGTGTCCTGCCGGTTAACCACGTCGGCAATCGAGTCATCGACATATTGCCGGGTCGCCAGCACCACGGCCGGGTCGATTTTCAATACCACACTGGCCGCGCTAGAGACGATGAAGTTCATGCGCACGACTTGGGTCCGGCCGGAGCCCTGGGACATCAGCGGTTTGTAACTCGGTGCGCAGTTCGCCACCGCAACCAAGGCGCCATCCGCGTCATACAAACCAATCTCACGAATCCACCAGCCACCCTCGTCGGCCGGGATGATCTGTTCGGCGACAATAATGTTCGGGTTGGCCGGGTCGACCGACAGCTTGTTCAGCGGCCGGCGTCGGCGCTCGTTAATCAGCCGAGTTTGCGCCCGGTCTGGAATAGGGTCGGTGCCGTTGGCATCGCCGACGCCCATCTCGGTTAGTTTCCAGGGTATGCCCAAGGCATCGGCGTTGGCCTGTTTGGCCTCACCCGCCGCAGTGAGAATTGCGAAAAACTGACTGTTCGGGTCGATCATGGGTATGTGTCCAATGTGTCGATTGAGTGTTCACGCCCAGGGGCGCCGATGTAGCAGGTAAGGGCAATAGCGCCCGAGACGGGCGGGTACACGTCGACGCTGTCGGTTGAGTCTTCGCGGCCGGTGTTGCTGAGGACGCCGGTTGTGACGATGTCGCGCAGCACAGGCGGATACACGTCGATTTCGTCGCCGAGGTTCAGAGCCACGCCGATGTTCAGTGCGCCCTTGGTTTCAAGGCTGATCGCCAGGCCGGTCAGGTGCCGGGTGACCGGTTTGGCGTCGTCGATCAGGCGTTCCAGCTCCTGATACATCTCTTCGGTGATGCCGGTATCGAGGACACCAACCTTTAAGGCAAAGGTTCCGGGTACGCCTTGAGGCACGGTGTTGAACCACTCGATAATCTCGATCAAGTAGCCCAGCGGTTCCACCACCCGCCGCAGCGCACCGATGGTGCCTTTGCGGGCATGGATGAAGAACGATGCCCGAATGGCGCTGCGCTTAACCGTCTCGGACCAGCTCAGGTCCCAACGATCCACCGACCAGGCCCACGCCAACTGCGAGAGCAGGTGCGCCGGACAGGTGTCGGGGTTGTACAGCGTGCGCAGGATACTGGCCGTGTCCTGGGTGTTGACCGCCTCCAGGCCGCGCTCCAGTGCCGTGCTGTTGATGGGGAGTAGGCTCGGCATGTCAGGTCCCCAGCTTAATGCTGTAGCCCGTGCAATACGCCGCTTGGGCTTGGGTCGGGGCTAGGTCCTGCCAACCCAGCAATTCCACCCGGGCCACACCTGCGACATGCAATTGCGCATCGATAGCCGAACGGGCGACCTCGACGCCCAATCGCTTGCGCGGGTTCATCCAGGCTTTGAACCTACGTTCTGCCTCCGCCAGCGCGGCATCGCTTTCCGGGCCCGGGCCCTTCATGTGCAACACGGCATCCACGCGGTAGCACAGCACCTGGGCACTCTGCACCGTGACCCGATCCGCCACCGGCCGCACATCATCATCGTTAACGGCCTTGGCAACAGCCGCGAGCAGCTCCGGCCCGGCGGTGCCATCGCCCTCCAGGCTCAGTACCGACACCGTCACGCAGGCAGGGGCCGGGCTTTCTGCTGATGCATCCGCCACCAACGCCGAGGCGTTGCGCGCATGCAGGATATAGCTGTTGCGTGGGCCGGCAGTGGTCAGCCCCTCATAGGCCAGCTGGACGCGCTCGCGCAAAGCGTCATCCGACTCCTTGACCTCCTCGACTGGTGGCACAGCCTGGGGATCTCCCGCCTGAATCAGCAGGCGCCGCAGGTTGACGTTGGCGGCCAGTTGATCCAGATCCGAGCCCTGAGCATGAGCCAGCAGCAGCGCCTTGGCCGCGTCGTTGATCCGGGCGCGCATCTGCATGTCGCCATAGGCCACCAGTTCCAATTGCTTGACGACCGGGTCACTCTCAAGCGCTGCGGTCCAGTTCTCACCCATCGCCAGACGAAACAGTGCCAACTTGCGCTGGTACAGCTCTTCATAGTCCAGGGGCTCCAGCACCTGCGGCGCCGGCAGTGCCGACAAGTCCAGCATGCTCATGCCGTTACCTCCAATATCGCGCTATTCCCCAGGTACTGACCCACCAACTGAAAGCTGATCTGCCCGCCCACCACTGCCACCACCTGCACCCGCTCCAGCTTCAAGCGTGGCTCCCAGCGCAACAGCGCCCGCGCCACCTCGGCCTGGACCGCGCTTTTCCAGCCGCCGGTCACCGGCAAGTCGACGTAGCGGCGCAGGTTGCTGCCGTACTCCGGCCGCATCCGGCGGCTGCCCAGCGGCGTGGTCAGAATGTCCTCGATGGACTGCCGCACATGCTCGATGCCGGACAGCGGCTGGCCGGTGCGGCGATCCATTCCGATCATCGCGTTACTCCTGCTGCAAATCCGGGTGCTTGCTCAGGTACTCCAGCGCGGCGCTATCCCCAGCGTCAGCGGCTACCCGCCCCTGGGCCACAGCCAGCTGGCGGCCGTCCGGCAGGATCAACACCCGGGAGGTGTAGAGGGTGTCGCGGAACACTGCAGGGCCAGCACTGCCCGATTCGTCGGTGAGTCTCTTGGGGGTGGACATGCTTTTCTCCAGGTACAAAAAAGCCGCTTTAAGCGGCTCGGGTTGAGTAACAGTTGCAGGGAAATCATTGCGGCGGCGCCGTTGCCCCAGGGCCCGGCAGCACTCCCAGGTGGGTATGGGTCGATCCAACATTCACCCCGTTGTGCTTCAAGCTCGCGCCGTTGATTTGTACTTCGCCATTCAAGGTGATCTGCCCGGTCAGCGTGATGGTGTCGGCCTTACCTGTAATGCTGCTATCCGTCACCACCGCCGAGCTGCCGCCGACCTGAATGGTCACCGTGCCACCGGGCAGGCTGATGGTGTAGCTCTTGGCCTGCCAGTCGTAGACCAGCGAGCCGCCATCGTCGAAGCGCCAGACCTCGACGTGGTCACGGTTATCCGGCTGCGCACCGGCGTTGCCGTACAGACCAGGGACGAAGGTGCCTTGTGCTGGCTCGCCACTGGGGCTGATCAAGGCCCCCTGCTCACCCAGACTCGGCGCCCGCCAGTGCCGAGCCTTACCGGCGGCCTGGCTGTGCCAGCGGACCCAGGCACTGGTCCAACCTGCGCCGTCGGAAACCCGCACCGCCCCGGCGGCTAGATCTACGCCGACCACACTGCAAGGGATGATCAGGCCGGCCAGCATACGGTCGTGTTGTGCGCTGACGTAGCTCACGACAACTCCTCCGGCCGGACATCACCGACACCCTCGCCCAGGTTAAACACCAACGTGCCCGGCGGCTGATCCGGCCATGGCCATTCCTCTTTGCCGAGGTATATGCCCTGGGTCCACTCCACGACCCAGACCGCGTACCCATCCAGCTCAGGCCGCGTCCAGTCCTGGGCCGACCGCACAAACTCGGCGGCGACCACTTCGACGCCCCAGGTCTGCATGCGTAACAGAACCGCAATCTGCGAAGCGACAAAGGCCGCTTGCTGCTGACACTGGGGCAGTTCAGATCCCACGATTACTCGCGCCTCAAAGCGAGCGTCCAGCGCCGTTTCGCCGGTCATCTGATCGCTACCTGGCTCCAGCTCCACCAACTCAATCACTACCGCCGGGATCGCCACACGATCCAACAAATCGGGCATGACCGCGACATAGGCCAAGCCAGGGATGGCATCACGAATGTGTCGCTCTATCGCGATGTACAACTGATCCAGGCTGAAAGGTTCATCAGGCACGTTTGCCACCTCGCAGATACTTCTGCAGCTCAAAGTTCAGTTCCTGTTCGAGGATTTCCAGCAGCCTTTCATCGGCACGCCTGGCCCACTCCTCAAAGATCGGCCGTACGTCATCCAGCGACACCTTGGCCTTGGCCAGGGGGAAGCGGTTGTCGTTCTCGTTGATGAACCCAGAGCGCCGCTTTCCCTCCCGTGTTTCGGGGTAGTCGCTCGGGTCGTAGTGCTTGCTGCCAGTCCGAATCCAGATGTCGGCCTGGCTGCCATAGACCTTCTTGAAGAAGGCCCCCTGATAGCGCCGCCCCGCGACCGACACACCCGACCGATTCTGGCGGGCCCGACCGATCCGGCTCGACTCAATCGGGTTGATACCGAACCAGAGCTTGCCCTGTCCGTTGCTGTTGATGGGGTAAGCCCGCAAACGCTGGCGAACCGCCCCAACGGCAATGCGCTCCTTGCTGCTGACAGCCCGGGCGATGTAGGTCCGCAACCAGCGCAAGGTCTTGTTGATCGCCCGGCGCTGGGCTGCAGCTGCTGCCTTGGGCACCACGGCCGCAAAGTCCTTGAACGCCTGCAAATCGACGGCCGAGGGCTGCAGCGTGATCATGCCCTCGCTGGCCGATTGTCGAGCGTAGCTGCCGATGCTCATGGATTGATCCTCAGAATGAGACTGACCAGGCCATCGCCTCCTGGCTCAATCAGAACCAAGGTGTACAGGCCACCTCCATCGTGCGCGGGCAGATCGATGCGCACCTGCTGACGTACCTCTACCCCCTCGGCATCCGATACACGGATCACCAGATGTGGCTCACGCAGCCCCGTGTTCATCTTGCCGAGCTTGGGTTGCAGCCAAGGCGCCGAGAACATCCCCAGCACCTCGCGCCCTTCGATGTAGGCCGTATCCCCCAGCGTCTCGAACACCGCATCGTCAACATCGGCGACCAGCTCGCGAATGCCCACGGCTACATCTCCAGCAGGATCTGCGCCAATGGCCGCGTGCACAGGTGCAGCGGGTTGGACTGCGCTTCGCCGGCCATGCCCTTGCCGAACGGCATCGGCTCGATCTTGCTGTAGTACGGCAGGCCCTCGGTGTTGGCCGTCTCCATGTAGTCAGCCGGGGCAAACACAGAAACGTAGAGATCAGGCACACCCTCGGGAATCAGCAGGGCTTGGTCGGGGTGAACAAACTGAACCCCAGCGACCTTGCCGCGATAGCGCTCCCACACGATGCCGCCGAACTCAAAGCTCTCTCGGGCATCCCCTCGCAGTGCTGAGGCTTGCTGAGTGTTGAGGAAGGTTTCCTTAACCTTCTCGTGGGCAACCAGCTTATTCCAGAAGTTTTTGCCGCAAAAAGCCCGGGCGCCGGTACTGGTAATACTACCCAGCGCCTCCTCTTGCTCGTCCAGAGCATCGCCGCATTTCTCGCGGACTTCAGTGTCTGGACTGTTGAGCCCCATCTTCACTTTCTTCCGGGTGACGCCGAAGGTCTTGTAAATATCCAGCAACACGGTCTTGCCATCAGCATCGAGGATTTGGCCGTTCAAAGCCCCCATACGCTGGAATTCATGGGTAGCGTCCAGCTGTCGGCGACACTTGGCCAAACGCTTGTTGACCGCGTCCTGTACCGACTGCAGCTCGCTGCGGGTTCCGAAAGCACGAATGCCCTGGATCTCGTCCGCCTTGATCGAGAAGCGCTGCGGCAGGTGCACGGTGTTGAACGGAATCATGGTGCGCTTGCTACCAGCAACCACCAGACCGGAGGTGCCACGCTCGCCGGCCGGAACCAGGCCGATGGTGTCGCCGTCCTTCTCGATCTGCACTGTCAGGGTGGTGATGCCTTCCTCCCTGAACAAGCCCATGCTGCCGATGCGACCTGGCAGGTATTCCTGCTCGTTGATCGCCGCAGTCAGCGAAGAAACCGAAAATGCGTCGTCGTTGAAAATCTCAATGTCAGCCATGAAACCATCTCCAGAAAGCAAAAAACCCGCAAGGGCGGGTTCGATAAACGAGGGTGAAACGCCTTAGCGGACGATCACGAAGTGACTAGCCAGGGCCTTCTCAGCTGCCAGATCGAAGCCGGTCAGACAAGCCTCACTGACCTCAGCAAGACGAACCACGGCGCGACCGCGTCGCACTACATCCGACTCGCCCAGTGGGCCGTAGAGGATGGCCTGAGCGTTCTCGCTGCCATCTTCTGCGGTCGGGTTGTACGGTGCGAACTGGCCGGTGGCAGTGACCAACCCGAGGATCTGGCCGGGCTCCAGCGCCGGGCCAGCGGCGACGTTGATGGCTTCGCGGGAGATATTGCCGGTGCCTTCGGACAGCAGGAATTCACCCGCATGCATCGGCTCACGTTGAACAGTCATGGTCTGGTTCCTTTCGCGGATGGTTGATGTGCAGCTTGGCGAGCAGCCCAGATCGAAGGCTGGTCGATTTTTTTTGCCTGTACCTTGGGCGGCGGGTCGTTTTCCAACGGCAGGCTGTTGTTGATTTCGAAGCCCTTACCCGTGCCCACCAGCTTGTCGAACAAGCGAGCGCGAACACTGGCTGTGTCCAAACCGGCCGCCACAAACTCGGCGCTGAACTCCGGCAGTCGAGCGGCTACGCACAGATCATTGATGGCCTTGGCCCGAGTCAGGCCTGCCTGGACCACTGCTTCACTTTCCAACTGGGTGGACTTGAGCAGCGGTTCTACCAGGTTGCTGATACCGGATTCAGTGCAGCGCTGAGTGATGAGCAGAGCCAGTTGGGCAGCGTCCACCACAGGAGCGGACTCGGGCGGAGTAGTCGGCTCGTCAGGGACCGCTGGGGGCTGCTCGTCCAACTGGGCCAGCAGCCCGGCGGGAGCGTTGCGAAAGCGCCGCAGCGCATCACCACGACCCAAGCAAGCGTTGACCTTGACCCCGTCCCCTACTTCATCCGCCAGGCCCAAGGCTAAAGCCTCGTTGGCGGTCAGCCAGGTCTCAGCATCGACCAGGCGCCGCAGCTCGGCATCGTCGATGTCCGGGGCTTTGGACTTGTACGCCGCGATGATCGCTTCCAGGGTCTGGTCCAGCACATCGGCGACCTTGCGAAAGTCCCCAGCATCGCCAGCCGCATAGGTCCATGGGTTGTGAATCATCAGCATGGCGTTGGCGGCGATTACCACCCGGTGCGCGCCGCACACTGCCACACTGGCAGCACTGGCGGCCAGGGCGTCTACCCGGCCAGTACAGCGCTCGCCCAAGCGCGAAAGCGCGTTGTGCATTGCCAGACCGTCGAACAGATCCCCACCAATGCTGTTGAAGGCGACCACCACCGGAGACACTCCGTCGTCCAGGACCCGCAGGTCCTGCACAAACTGATTCGCCGTCACGCCCCAGGCGCCGATCTCGCCATACACGAACACTTCGATGTTACGTTGCTCGGCTTCGCCGCTGGCTCGCAGCGTGTACCAGGTCTGATCCTTGACCGGCACCAAGGCGCCGGCAGCGTCGTAGACGCGGACCTGAGTTTTCTTGCTCATGGTTGCTCCTTGTCGTCGAGCAGCTCGACGCTTTCGAGGGTGTTGTAATTGAGGCCCAGGCCGTTGGCCCGCTCCAAATCAGCGGCGTTTTCCGCATCGACCGTTTCGGCGTCGTAGCCGGTACGCAGGCACATCTCGCTGCGTGAGGCGAAGCCGGCCTGCACTTCCATGCGGCGAGCCTGTACGTCTTGCACCGGCTGGAGGTATGGCCACCCTTGCGGCACCCAACGGGTTCGCAGGTATTCACGGCGGCGCTGGGCGTAGTCCGTCAGTTGCACAGCACCGGACAGCACCGCCATATCCAACCAAGCCGCACGCACCGGGCGGCACAACTGGTGCACGTAAACGCCGAACTGCAGCTGCTCCAGGCGCCGACGAAACTCGTTCAGCACCACCCGCATCACTCGATCGTTGATGTCGCGCATATCGCCGGTAACGATCTCGTAGGGCACGCCCGCCCCCGCAGCGGCGGCCATCAGTTGCTGACGCATAAAGTCCGGGTAGTTGTTGCCCGCATCCGGAGGTTTGGAAAACTCGACCTCCTCCCCGGGCCCTAGCTCCTGCATGGTCCCCGGCTCCAATGCCACCATGGGTGTGAACCCGTCTCGATCCAGCGTCAACGGCTGACCGGTGACAGGATCGAGTGGTGGCGGACCACCTTCCGGCGTGGGCCGGGTGATGAAGCCTGCGAACAGGTTCGCGACCTCCTGCCGGAACAGCACCGCGTCATCGTAGTTATCGAGACTGCGCAGGCGTTTCAGCACCGGCGACAGGCGCGGTACGCCACGCAGTTGGCCGGGCTCCAGCGGATCGAAGATGTGCAGCACCTGGGTGGCTGGCACTCGCACCAGCTGGTTATAGCCGCCGCTCAGAGTGGAAGACTCTCCCGGGTGCGAGCGATACATCCAATACGCCACCCGCTTGCCTACGCCGTTGAACTCGATCCCGGCCCGAATGACATTGCCGTCGCGGGTGGTTTCAAACTTGTCATGTGGCACAAACTCCGGCGCCAGTAGCTGCACCTGCAAGGGCACCGCCAGGCCATCCTCAGTCCTACGAGGCCGCAACCGCACGAAGCATTCACCCGAGGTTTCCACCGTCCGGGCGACCAGGGCCTGCTGGCCATAGAAGTCGGTCAGGTCGTCGGCATCCGACTCGTCCACCCAATCCTCCCACAGCACCTGCAATTGCTTGCGCAGGTCGTTGTCGTCGGTCTGGGCCCTAGGGGTGATACCGGTGCCGATCAGGTTGCTGACCCGCTTGTCCACCACGTTGAAGGCGTAGGGGTCGTTGCGCACCGCCGCCCTGGAGCGCGAGCGCAAGTTGCGCAAGGCCGGGGTATTGATGCTGTTGAGGCTACTGTCCGGGGCGTCCCAGCCCACCGAGCGGCGCCCCTCCCCGGCGCCTTCATAGCTGGCCTTGATGTTCGATGGCAGCAGGAAGCCTTGACGGCTCAATGTAGGGTAGTGGCGAGCCATTACAGTCCCTTGCCCCCGTGGTAAAGGCGAACCACGCGGGAGCGTGGGCCAGCAGCTGCAGCAAGGCTGCCTCGGATCTCCTCGCGAGCCCTGAGCAGTTCGTCCACCGTCCGGTATTCAACCGTGCGGTCGCCATAGCGCACGGTTTTTTCACCGCGAGCGATAGCCGCCTCGATAGCGTCGAGGTGTTTCTGGGTAAAGGACATATCAGCGTCTCTTGAGATAGCCGCTGGTGGACATGCGGCGTTGAGGTTGCGGCGCAACGGGTTGAGCCCTTACGACAGGCACAGCAGGCGGCGGAGCCGACCGCTCGATGGTGGCCGGCTCCGGTTCATCAGTCGCAGGCTCTGGCGACACCACCTGCTGGCCGGCCTCGTCGTCGAACAGCCCGCCCTGGGCCAGCGCCTGCCGGACCCGCTCCCAGTCAGCATCTAGGTAGCGATTGATGCCCAGGTAATGGGCCATCGCCAGGCAATACACCATCAAGTCGAGCGCTTCGTTTCGGTCTGCCTTGCCCTTCACCCACTCGATACGCTTGTAGCCTTTGACGTAGCGGGCCACCTTGCTTTCGGCCACGCACTGGTCAAAGAACTCGTCGGGCAAGTCGTTGGCGAAGTGCAGTGCACCAGGGCCGCTTTCGAACGGGTAGCGGTTGTAGATCCAGTCCTTGGCGGTATCGGTGCCGACAAACCACAGCTCGGCGCCGTTGCGTTCGGTCTGCCCGCGCCAGGTGACATCGACCATCGACGGGCGCTGGGCAATAACCGGACGCCCGGGCTTGCTCGCCCCCTTGATGGCGAAGATGTTGCGCCACCGACGAAGGCGGCAGAACTGGTAAACCTCGTCCGTGTGGTGACCACCGGAGTCGACTCCAGCGGCCAGGATCGCCAGTGCGACACCGCAAGGATGCCGATACCGGGCCTTGAGCTTCTCGTCCAGCACATCCCACGTCTTCTGGTTCGCCGGATCGCCCCAAATCACTTGGTGGTCGATCACCCAGCGCTCCAAGCCAACACCGAAGCCCATCACCATCAGTTCCAGGCGGTTTGCCTGCACGTCAACCGCAGCGGTCAGCAGCAGCACGCCCGACGGCATCGAGCCGAGGCTGTAGCGTTCAAGGCGGGCTCGGTCCCGTAGGACGTGGGCCTTGGTTTGCTCCTGGGCGCTGTCCCAGACCTTGGCCAGACGGGTGTTATAGAACACTTGCATCGGCTCCAGGTTGCCAGCGGCTTGGGCCTTCCTCGCCTTTTCGTACTGCCGGGCCAAGGTCCGCCAGTCGGTCCAGCCGGATGGGGCATACAAGGCGTTGAGGTAGAACCCCACGGTTTCCCCGTCGCCGTCGGCATGAGCCCGCCACTCCCCATTAGCCAGCATCCACCCTTTGTGATGCTCCTCGATCAGGACATCACACTCAGGGCCGGCGCACTGGTAGTGCGCCACGCTGAAATCCGGGGAGTACAGCAGGCGTTCCCACTCCAGAACCTGATGATGGCCACAGGTTGGGCACGGCACGTAGTAATGCCGCTGATCGCTCGACTCGAACAGATCGCTGATCCGCGAGGCGCCCTTGATGGTCGGTGAGCTGGAGAAGTAAAACTTGGCGTTGCGGCCGAAGGTACTGCCCCGGGCTTCCGCCAGTTCGATGGGGTCGCCCTCCTCGCCCACATCGACCTCCCAACGGTCCACCTCGTCACCGTACACATACCGGGCCGACAGCTCGGCAAGGTTGGCGGCAGAGCCGGCCGTGGTCACGTACAGTGAGCCGCCTTCGAACTCCTTGGTGTCCATGGTGTTGCGGGAGTCGCGGGAGCGGCTGGACGCCACACGCTTATTCAGCTCCGGGGTGGCCTTGATCGTCTTGCCGATCCGCGACGACACCCGCTTGGCCAGTCCCAGGCTCGGTAGCAAGGTCAGGATATTGGATGGGGCCATGTGGATCAGGCCGCCGATCCAGTTCAAGGCGATTTGAGTTTTCATCAGCTGCGAGGCCACCATGGTCACCACCCGTTTGCAGGGGTGGGCCGGGGACAGGCATCGCATGGGTTCTCGTGCGTACGGCGTCCGGTCCGTGCGGTACTTGCCGGGCTCTGCGGCTCCCGTGTCACGCGGGATTCGCATGTATTCATCTGCCCATTCGTCAACCCATAGTTCAGGGTCTGGCTGTAGCCCTCGGCAATACGCATCGCGGTACACCTCTGCACCGTTTGCGTATTCGGGCATAGGTCTAGCTCTGTGTGATGGCTTGTTGTAGGTCGGCAC